AGTATGATCTTCCAACCGTTGACGCTGTGGAAGTGGTACGCTGCAAGGAGTGCAAGTACAGTTGCAAAGATGGAAATGGACGTTCCTGCGAAGGCTATTGGTATGAGCTGAGCGAGTACGATGTCACAGTAAAGGACGATGACTTTTGCAGCTACGGAGAAGGGAAGGACTATGATTAAAGACAGCGGAGAAAGAACAAAGTTTCCAAGCGGAGCACTCCGGGATATGCACACGGGCAAGGGACGGATGGATTTGCTCCCTTGGTTGGCTATCATGGAAGTGTCGAAGCACTGCGAGGCGGGTGCTTTGAAATACGGGGAGCATAATGTCGATAAAGGAATCCCAACCCACAGTCTGTTAGATTCCGCCATTCGCCACGCAGCAAAATATTTGGCGGGCTATGTAGATGAGCCGCACCTTGTAGCTGCGGCGTGGAACCTACTGTGGGCGATCGAGATGGAGATTGTCCATCCTGAATGCGTGGACACTCCGTGGAGGGCAGCCGATGGCGAATAAAGACGCAATGCTGGAAGCCTTGGAGGAAATCGAGAACGGTATGTGCCGCATTAAGGAGCGACGGAGCATTTGGCAGAATAGCCTTGTATATGCACTCTGCCAAGCTGTGCGGCTGCTTCTGATGGACAAGATCAAGGAGGGACGGAAATGAGAATTGACGGCAAAACCCTGCCCAACAACCCCATGAAAGCGTACCAGCAGGGAAAGCTGATAGGGACAAAGCAGAATATGGATTTGGTATCCGAAGTGCTGCTTACAAAGTTTGGATTCCATGTGCTGGAGGAAACGCCGGACAGTCACGACACCATGAGCATTGAGTATCTGCAAAAGTGCCTTGTGAAGCTGGTGAATGCAAAGAACAGCGGCTATGTGACCAAGAAAGACATTGCGGACGCTCTGCGGAGCGACTACAAACTAATCAACAACGCAGAGTGAGGAGGCGGGCATGAGCAGAAAACAAACACTGCCGTATGATGTGCGGCTTGAGTGCATCGCCTATGTCAGAGGTTATCCACGGAGAGTACAGGCATACAACGATGAACGGAGCGAGATACTGAGCGGCGGAAGCAGTGCAACGGAGGGAATGCCCCACTCTCCAGGCATTGGTAGGCCGTCCGAAAGCAAGGCGGAGCAGCTTGCCGCCATAGAAAACTGGCCGGAAACCAAGAAAATGCGGGCAGTGGAATACGCCATAGATCGATGTGGGCGGGATTTGGAGAGTGAGAGCGTCCGAAAGCAGCTTACACAGGGGATCATGCGCAACTGTCAGGGCAAGCACAAGTATTCTCGAAGTAGGATCATCGTGCCGGGGATAAGCGAGCGGACATTCAGCAGGAGAAAAGAGCAGTTTTTGCTTGACATAGCCATATATTGTGGTTTTGCAGAGAAAGTTGGCACAAATTCCACCTAATGATGTGCTACAATAGGTACAGTGGATGATAAGGCATAGCCATCCACCCGTCTTTCCACTCAACCCGTTTCCTCCATCTTATGCGCCGCCGGTATTGGGCGCACCTTCTGGCACCGAAAGGTCATACCGGCACAAACAGCCTGTAGGGAAACCTATAGGCTGTTGTTATATGCCGTGCGCTCGTTGCACCCCACGATCAGGGGCGGGAGGTCGCACCTCCCACACGGCACCTATATATGCAGGCGTAGCTCAGTCGGATAGAGCGGAGCAAGGCAAATGTCGGGTTTCTGTCGCTGGTTCGAGTCCAGCCGCTTGCACAAGAGGCCGGGTAGCACCCGGACACTGTGAGACCGTTCGTCGTGGCTCACATGGAAATGACAATGCTCGCTGAAAACTGCGCGTGAGGATGCGTCCTCCTTGCCATGACCGAACAGCGGCGCTTGAGATGCTTGCGGGGCCTCAAGCGGGCATGAGCGTGTGACAATCTAAGCGGGAAGACGGCCAATATGCGGCATAGGTGCCCCGTAAGGGGAGGCCACAGCGAGTGACGGAGGAGAATGTTTCCCGAAGCGCTAAAGCAGGGCAGGACTGCAATGCCGTACCATCCCGGCCAGCGGGCGAGGAAGCGTAAAAAGCTAAGTATCAGGCGGCTGGTATAATTGCCAAGTTCCTGATGGCTGGTAGGAGGACGCAGCGCAGCCGGGAGCCGATAAAAAAGATCTTGCGTACCATGTTTGGCTCGGGGAGAGCCGGACACGCAAGATGTGTATGCCCGTTAGGGCGGGTAAAGTCTGCTATGTAAGGCCAAGGGGTGGGGGCTGGTAGCAAAACAGGAGGAAAGCATGGAAATCACAAAACGGCGGCTTGCAGATATTGTGCCGTATGCCGCAAACGCAAAAAGCATGATAAGAGGCAAATCAACAATGTTGCGGAGAGCATCAAGCAATACGGATTTGTGCAGCCGATTGTGATTGACCGTGACGGTGTGATCATAATCGGTCACTGCCGCGCTCTGGCGGCGAGAAAGCTGACTGCGAGAAAGGAGGGCGCGTATGGCAAGGCCAAGAAAGGAAATAGATCAGAAGCAGTTCGAGAACCTCTGCGGCCTGCAATGCACGCTTGAGGAAATCTGCGGCTGGTTTGATGTATGCTCGGACACATTGGAAACATGGTGCAAACGAACCTATAAGAGAAGTTTTTCGGAAGTTTTTGCGCAAAAGCGAGGAGCGGGGAAAATTTCACTGCGTCGGAGCCAGTGGCAGCTTGCGGCAAAGAACGCAAGCATGGCGATTTGGCTGGGGAAACAGTACCTTGGGCAGCGCGATATTGTGGAGCTGGGTTTACCGACTGACAACACGCAGGATGACGCATTGAGTGTGAGCCTGCGTGAAATGGCAAAGGAGCTTGAGAGCGATGATTAAGATTTACGGTTGCAGCGATGACCTTGTGGAAATTTACGGTAGCGTTTATAAAGAAGACGAAATCGACTGTTTTGACCATGATGTTCGTATCCGTTTTTTTGATGGGACGATTATCCGTATTGGCTATCCCAAAAAGGACTTAGGCGGTTGGTGGATTGAGGTTGAAAAACAAGGGACGGCAAAACAGGCGTTGACATTATGTGATAACGAAGATGACGATATTTATAGTGACATCTTCGAAATTGACGCGGAGATTAAAAGCCATTCTGTGATTAAGCAGAAATATCCGGACAGACCATGATTAGCCACAAGCAGAAAAAAATCCTCGCATTTCCATACAGTTGCTATGATGCCTTGATCTGCGACGGCGCTGTGCGTTCTGGCAAGACCTCTATCATGATGTGGGCGTTCGTCCGCTGGGCGATGGAGAATTTCAGAGGTCAGCGCTTCGGCGTGTGTGGACGCACGGTGGACAGCTGCACCAAGAACATCATCGTGCCGTTCACGGCGATGAGTTTGGCAAAGGAGCGCTATATCATTCGATGGAGGCGCGGTGACAAGGTGATGGAAGTCCGGCGCGGTGCCGTAACGAATTACTTTGAAGTGTTCGGCGGCAAGGACGAGGCAAGCTATACGCTGATCCAGGGCCGCACGCTGGCGGGGGTGCTGCTGGACGAAGTGGTGCTGATGCCGCGCTCGTTTGTGGAACAGGCATTGACCCGCTGCTCGGTAGATGGTGCAAAGCTGTGGTTTTCCTGCAACCCGGGAAGTCCACAGCATTGGTTTTATACAGAGTGGATCAAGCGAAACCGAGAGCGGAACGCGCTGTATCTGCATTTTGAAATGACGGACAACCCCGGCTTATCTCAAAAGACGCTGGAACGCTATCAGGCAATGTTTTCCGGCGTGTTCTACGACCGATACATTCGCGGCTTGTGGGTTGTGGCCGAGGGGCTGATCTATCCCATGTTTGACGAGAGCTGCATTGTGGACGAGCTGCCGGAAAAGGGCGAATACTATGTGTCCTGCGACTATGGCACACTTAACCCGTTTTCTGCAGGACTTTGGTGCTGGGACGGCAAGGCGGCCACGCGCATCCGCGAGTATTACTATTCCGGGCGCGAGAACCAGAAGAACAAGACGGACGAGGAATACGCCGACGAAATTAAAAAGCTTATCGGCGAGGCGGACGTCAAAAGCATTATCGTTGACCCGTCTGCAGCCTCGTTTATCGAGGTTTTGCGGCGGCGGGGCTATATGGTGCGAAAGGCCAACAACGACGTAAACAACGGCATTATGACTACGGCGCGGTTTTTGCAGGACGGCGTAATCAAGATACACCGAGGTTGCAAAGACTGCATCCGCGAGTTTGGGCTGTATCGGTGGGACGAAAAATCCGCCGATGACAGGCCAATCAAGGAAAACGACCACGCAATGGACGAAACGCGCTATTTTGCCTATACGATTTTGAAAAATAAGGCGTATAAGCGCGATTATGTCCCCATTTGGAGCAGATAGGAGTGAGAGGCTATCAAAACTTACAATGACCTTGTTGCGGTCGGAGAAAGTGACCAGGCGCGGATTGGGTTTATTCGCGGAGCAATCAACGAGCATCGAAGCTCACACGCATACAAGACGGCGGCGGATGCTGAGGAATATTACAATGGCCTGAATCCGACCATTAACCGCTATGAAAAGATCATCTACGATATGCAGGGCCGTGCCCACACGGATATGTGGACGGCAAACCATAAGCTGGCCAGCCGTTTTTTTGGCCTGGCGGTGGATCAGGAAGTTTCCTATCTTCTGGGTAACGGCGTAACCTTTGCGGAGAAGGAAATGCCGAACAAGCTATGCCCGGACTTTGACCAGGAAGTCATGGATGCAGCGCGTGAAGCGAAAATCGCAGGCGTGTCCTTCGGCTTCTGGGATTTGACGCATTTGCGGGTGTTCTCTCTGCTTGAGTTCGTCCCCCTCTATGATGAAGAGGACGGTGCAATGAAAGCCGGTATCCGGTTCTGGCAGGTGGCACAGGATAAGCCTCTGAGAGCGACGCTGTATGAGATCGACGGATTTACCGAGTATTTCCAGCCCAGCGGCGAGGATATGGCCGTCATGCAGCCAAAGCGCAGCTATAAGCTAATCGAGCGCAAGGCGGAGGTCGGCGAAACCGAAATCTATGACGGCGGGAATTATCCGAGTTTTCCCATCGTGCCGCTGAAAAACAACAAGCGGTGTTTATCCGAGATTGTCGGCAAGCGCAACACCATCGACGCGCTGGATCTGGCGTCCTCGAACATGGTTAACAATGTGGATGAGGGCAACCTGATTTATTGGGTGCTGTCTAACTGCAACGGCATGGACGACCTCGACGATGCAAAGTTTGTGGAGCGCTTGAAAACCACGCACGTTGCCCACGCCAACGGCGATGATGGCGCAAAGGTGGAGAGTAAAACCATCGAGGCACCCTATGAGGGCACCAGCAGCACCATTGATATGCTCAAGAAAAAGCTGTACGAGGATTTTCAGTGCTTTGACGCGGCGGCGGTATCTGCCGGCAACCAGACGGCGACCGCGATCAAGGCCAGCTATGTGCCTCTGGATTTGAAAACGGATAAGTTTGAATCCGAGGTCACGCGGTTTATTGTTGAGATCCTGCGTCTGGCAGGCATTGAGGCCCAGCCGAGTTATACGCGCAATCAGATCATCAACAAGAGCGAGGAAACGCAGAACATTCTTCTGGGTGCGGCGTATTACGATGACGAATACATCACGAAGAAGCTGCTGACCATCAACGGCGACATTGACCAGTACGAGGACATGGCAAAGCGGAAGGCTGCAGAAGAGATTGACCGGAGCTTTGCGGAACCGGATGCGCCGGAGGTGAACGGCGATGGCGAACAGTGACCTCGGACACAAGCTGACCGATAAGGAGCTTGCGAAGCTGGAGCGGCGTATTGCAACGCTATACCGCGAGGCGGGGAAAGAACTGCAAGCTACCATCGACGCATATTTTGAGCAATTCAAAAAGCGCGACGAGGAAATGAAGGCTCTGATCGGCACCGTGCAGAACGGCAAGGAATGGACGGAGGCCGACTATAAGCAATGGCGGTTCAACCAGATCGGGCGTGGGAAACGCTATCAGGCTATGCGGGACAAGGTGGCACACCGTGTTACCGATGCAAACGCCGTGGCGGTGTCTTACACCAATGACGCAACGCCCGGTATCTACTCCCTTAACCGCAACTATGCGGCGTACACCATCGAACAGGTTGCGGGCAACGTCGGATTTGACTTGTGGGACGAGCAGACGGTGAAACGCCTAATCGTAGAGCAGCCGGGGCTGATGCCGTACTATCCAAAGGATAGAGCACTGAAACGCGGGATTGATCTCGCATACGGCAAGAAGCAAATTACGGCAAGCGTCACCAGCTCCATCTTGCAGGGAAAGAGCATCAAGCACATGGCGGATGATCTGCAAAAGCGCATTACCACCATGAGTCGCGATTCCGCCATCCGCACCGCCCGCACAGCCGTGACCGGCGCGCAGAACGCCGGACGCATGGACAGCTATGCGGCAGCGGAAAAGATGGGCATTAAGCTCAAAAAAGAATGGTTGGCTACGCTGGACGCGCGTACACGCCACTCTCATGCCATGCTTGACGGCGAACAAGTGGCGCAGGACAAGAAGTTTTCTAACGGTTGTCGTTTTCCCGGCGACCCACAAGGACCACCGTGGGAGATATATAACTGCCGCTGTACGCTGATTGCCGCCGTGGATGGGGTAGATACATCAGACGGGCTGCGTAGGACACGCGACGGGCTTATATCTGACATGACATATGCTCAGTGGGAAGCATCGAAGCAGGGATACAGCGGCAAACAGTTATCCCCATATCACATGGGGAGCGAAAAATCTGCAAAGGATGTTACGAAGAAATACATAGATTCTGCCAAGCCCCGCATGGGTAAGGTGCGATACGAGAACGGATACCGCTCCAAAACCCACAAAGAAGAAATAAATGTAGCAAATCAAATTAGAGAGCTGTTCGGCGGGAAAATTGTGCTACTGAAAGAATCGCAGACGCCAGGTATGCAAATGCCAGACATGCTGTGGAAAGGGAAGCAATGGGAAATAAAGTCGATTTCCACAGAAAAAGCCGCAGATAGCGCTCTGCGCAAAGCGATAAAGCAGATACACGGGAATCAAGGAGGGGTGATTTTTGATGTTGCCGATGGGATTGATAAGAAAAAACTAATTGATGTATTGGATGCGAGAGCAACAAGAAGCAAATCGTTTAATGCAGATATAATTGCGCTGCATAACGGGGCTGTCCTCTTTGTGCGGCGATATAAAAAATGAGGCAACCCCCCACCAGAACGGGCGGAGGATTACCTCGATAAAACGGAAACATGAGTTTCCTCATAGATAGTATATGCAATTTCCGTAAAATAGTCAAGAGGGATTTGAAAATGAGCGTTGAAATCCAAGACAACAGCAAAGAGATTTCTGCCGAAATTAAGGCGGCGCTGCTGCGCGGGCTTGAAAAGTGCGGACTGGTGGCAGAGGGATATGCAAAAAAGCTGTGCCCCGTTGACACCGGCAATCTGCGCAACAGCATTACTCATGTGGTAGACGAGCAGGAACCGGCGGCAATCATCGGAACGGATTCTGAGTACGGTGCGTATGTGGAATTAGGAACCGGCATTTACGCCGAAGGTGGCGGCGGACGGCCTACACCGTGGGTGTATCAGGACGCAAAGGGAAATTGGCATTACACGCGTGGCAACAAGGCACAGCCGTTTTTGAAACCTGCTGCCGCCGACCATGCCATCCAATACCGGAAGATATTGGAGGACGAACTGAAATAGGAGCTAATTGCTTACAAATTGTATGCAGTTGGCTCTTTTTGTTAATTACCGCAAAGGACAGCGGTTTTTATAAGACTATCGTTTCCGAAGGAACGGAACCGAAGAAAAGGAGATAGTGTCATGGCACTTACACGAAAACTTTTGAAGGGTATGGGGCTTACCGATGAGCAGGTTGATACCATCATCGAGGCGCATACCGACACCGTGGACGGCCTAAAGGCGGATGTGACCCGCTACAAGGCCGATGCGGAGAAGCTGCCCGGCGTTCAGAAGCAGTTGGACGACCTCAAGGCAGCGGGTGACGGCGGTTACAAGGAGAAGTACGAGAAGGAACACTCGGCCTTTGAAGCCTTTAAGACCGACATCACGGCAAAGGAAAGCAAGGCGGCAAAGGAAAAGGCCGTGCGTGCTTACTTTGAGAGCAAAAACATCACCGGCGCGAATTTGGACCTTGCGATGCGCGGCTGTGTCGAAGAAATGGCCGCATTGGAGATGGACGGCGACAAGATCAAGGACACCAAGAGCCTTGATGCGCTCGTAGACGGCACCTACAAGGGGCTTGTCTCCACCACACAGACGCACGGAGCGAATCCCGCCAACCCCCCGGCAAACACCGGCGGCGCAAAATCCCGAGAGGACATCTACAAGAAGGACGATAAAGGCCGCTATGTGATGTCTACGGCGGAGCGCCAGAAAGCGCTTGCCGATCTGATGGCAAGCGAAAATAACTGATTTTTTGAAAGGAGCTATTTATGGCTGCGAAAACTAACGTAACAACTTCTGCACAGTTTACCACTTCCGCCCGTGAGGTGGATTTCGTGTCCCGCTTCGCCGATAACTGGGACGCACTGCGTAACATCATGGGCATTATGCGCCCCATTCGCAAGGCCCCCGGCACGAAGCTGGTTTCCTACAAGGCCAGCGTGGACGGTGGCCTCAAGGGCGGCACCGTGGCAGAGGGTGACGAGATCCCCTTCACCAAGATGAAGGTGGATCCTGTTGCCTACGGCGATATCGACATTAACAAGTACGCCAAGAGCGTGACTATCGAGAGTGTCGCAAAGTACGGCGCTGACGTTGCCGTGGAGAAGACCGACGAGGCTTTCCTTGTGGCCCTGCAGAACAAGGTCCTGACCGACTTCTACACCTTCCTCGGTACCGGCACTTTGAAGGTGACCGAGAAAACGTGGCAGCGTGCTCTGGCTATGGCTAAGGGCAAGGTGCTGGACAAGTTTGCCGGTCTGGATAAGGACGTGACCGAGGTGGTGGGCTTTGCCAATATCATCGACGCTTACGATTACCTGGGCGACAAGGAGATCACCGTGCAGACGATGTTCGGCATCAACTACGTGGAGAACTTCATGGGCTACCGCACCATGTTCCTGCTGCCCGAGAAGTACATCGCCTCCAAGAAGGTGATCGCTCTGCCCGTGGAGAACATCGACCTGTACTATGTAGACCCGAGCGACAGCGACTTTGCCAAGCTGGGGCTGAATTACACCGTGAAGGGCGAGACCAACCTGATCGGCGTCCATGTTGACGGCGATTACAGCCGCGCCACGGGCGATATGTACGCCATCATGGGCATGAAGCTGTGGGCTGAGTATCTGGACGGCATTGCCGTGGCTACCGTTTCTGTGGCCGGCGCGGGCTAAATAGGAGGGCAGCGTAATGCTTGAACAAGTCTTACGGCACTTGAACAACTGGTTCCTTGTGGAGATTCACGAGGGCACGTTCGCCGTGGAGAACGGCAGCATTGCGCTGCCCTTTCTCCTGAACAATCAATATTTCCGCATCTGCGGCTCTGTGTTTAATGACGGTCTGCATCAATATCCGGCGGCTGACCTTACGGATGAAACCTTTACCGGAACGGTGTGGGTGTTGGCTGTTCCGAAGGCTGTGGTTTTGCTTGCCGAAGATATCGCCGCGTGGGAAGAAAAGAACGGTGAAGCCGTTTTAAGCCCGTACACGAGCGAAAGCTTCGGCGGGTACAGTTACACAAAGGCAAGCGGCGGAAATGCCGACACGAGCGCCGGGACGGGCTGGCAGGGCGCTTTTAAAGGCCGGTTAAATGACTGGCGCAAGCTCAAGGGGGTGGAACCGTGAGTTTACTGGACGATTTTTCCCACAAGTGCATTTTGATGGAGAAAAAGCGCACGCCTGACGGAGCGGGCGGCTACATCACCGCGTGGGAAGAGGGAGCGGAGTTCCTCAATTACCAGTCTCTTGACACATCGATGGAGGCGCGAAAAGCGGAAAAGGACGGTGTTACCTCGGTATATTCCGCACTGGTCAATCAGCGCGTTCCCATCGAGTACAACGATTATTTCCGCGATACGGAAACGGGGATTACCTATCGTGTGACCTCGAATCCCGAGGAAAAAGCTGCGCCAAGGTCTGCGGGGGCGACCGTCCGAGCACTGAAATTCTTCACCGCCGAACGAAAGGAGCTGCCGAAATGACAAAGGACAAGGCACTCCATGCGTGGTTTTCCCAATTCCTCCCGTCGTATCCGACCTCGAATGTGCCGGAAGACGCGACCTTTCCGTGGCTGACCTATGAGCTTATCACCGGATCATGGGAGAGCGGCGAAATCGCGCTGACGGTCAGCCTTTGGTATTACACCGAGAGCGAAGCGATGCCCAACGCAAAGGCACAAGAAATCAGCGACGCAATCGGCATGGGCGGCTGTATGGTCGCCTATGACGGCGGAGCAATGTGGATCAAGCGTGGCTCCCCGTGGTGTCAGAATATCGCGGACGAAGGCGATAAAAACTTCAAGCGGCGGTATCTCAACATTACGGTTGAGTTCCTGTCGCAAAACTGATGAAAGGACAACGACATGAAATTTACCAAGATTCCTGCTGATACTTTTCAGAAGCTTCAGATTAACGCCGGTATTCTTACGACCGACTTCACACCGGCTACCGGCACCATCGGCGAGGCGGGGCAGATCGGCGCAACGACCGGCGGCATTAGCTATAGCGCAACGCCCACTTATAAGGACTATGGAGAGGACATCGACAACTGCCCCAAGAATACCAAGGAGCTGATAGAGGTGGACAGCTGGGAGGCAAAAGCCAGCGGTACATTTGCAATTGCAGATACTGCAATTGCTAAGAGCCTCTGCGGGGCGGCGGATATCGATACGGCAGATGCCACCAAGATCACACCGAGAAACTATCTCAAGGATTCCGACTTTAATGACATTTGGATTGTGGGTGACTACTCCGATATGAACGGGGAAACAAATGGAGGCTTTATTGCCATCCATCTGATGAATGCGCTTTCTACGGGTGGATTCCAAATGAAAACAGCTGACAAAGCGAAGGGACAGTTTGCTTTTGAGTACACCGCTCACTACTCCATGAGCGCACAGGACACTGTGCCATTTGAAATCTACATCAAGGCCGGTACGGCGGAGGCGTAACACCATGAAACTGTCAAAAATTAAAGGGGAGCGAGTGTTTGATGTTATCGCAGACATTATCAATCCTATTGCCAACATAGCCGAGGACAAAGAAGCCGCAGCGTTGTTTCAGCGGCAGAAGCTCCCGGATGGCGTAAATGCAAAGGACTTTGTGTTGGCAAGGGTTAAGAAATCTGCTCCGCTGCTTTTGCGTGGACACAAGAAAGATCTGATTGCAATTTTGGCGGCTGTGGAAGGCGTGACTGCAAAAAAATATGCCGCTGGGCTGACGCTTGCCAAGTTGCTGGTTGATGTTACTGAGCTTATGACGGACGAGGCCTTTACGGACCTTTTTACATCTGCGCAGACCGAGACGGCAGAAACGCCGTCCGGCTCTGTGCAGGAGAATATCGGGGAAGCCAAAGAGTAAAGCCATTTCTGGCATACTGTGTAGCGCGGTACAAGCAGGATGCAGAAGAAAAAGCATATCGAATTTATTCTGCTGACCTGCTTAAAGCAATATGCGAGCGATGCGCAGGCGTTTCAATCGATAAGCGATATATTGAAATTATAGATGTGAGCAAAAAAGACAATCGCTCCTGTGAAGAAATCACCAGCGATATTGTCAATCGTTGCGGGTTACAAGTTAAAAAAGCCGCCCCGTGAAGGGGCGGCGGGCGAATATGCGTTACTTGAGGACATAATCAGAAATCATTCTTCCGATTTTCCCGATGTCTGTGGCTCCCTTAAACTCGAACTTTGCGACATAACCATTGGAGAATGTCAGAACAAGTTCGCTATCCGGGATGATTTCGGCAAAGCCTGGGGTTTGCACGGAGAAAAACTGCACTTTCGAATAGGGCATAGAGCTGAAGGACTTGCGCTTTCCCGTAATCCCCTGTACATCAACCGATATGACTCGCTTGTTAGTAAAAATCAGCTGGTCGCGTACGGTCTTAAATGCGGCAGCGATTTCTTCCCCATCAATCAATAGGCCATTCACTTCACCACGCACATCGGAAACGGGAATCGGCTTTAAGTCCCACGCAGAATCTTTGTTAAAACTTATCATAAATAATCCCTCCTTGCCGATAGCATACCATACTACCAATGGAATGTCACGAATAATTTTCAGAATTTACAAAGAGAGCGAGGTGAACGCATGAATCTTCTTGATCTGTTTGTGAAAATATCTGTGCAAGACGAGGCAAGCGAAAATGTAGAGACATTATCAGGAAAATTCAAAAATGGGCTTGCCACTGCGGCTAAAGTCGGCGCCGCAGCTGTAGGTGCGGCTGCTACCGGCATTGCTGTGCTTACGAAAAATGCGCTTAACAACTATGCTGAGTATGAACAGCTGGTCGGTGGCGTTGATACGCTATTCAAGGATAGCTCTGCAAAAGTTCAAGAATATGCAGCAAATGCATATAAGACTGCTGGCCTATCTGCTAACGAATATATGGACACAGTTACAAGTTTTTCTGCGTCCTTGCTGCAATCGCTTGGCGGTGATACAGAAGCGGCGGCAGACATGGCTAATGTTGCAATCACGGATATGTCTGATAATGCCAATAAAATGGGCACGGATATGGCGTCTATCCAGAACGCCTATCAGGGGTTTGCAAAGCAGAACTATACCATGCTTGATAACCTGAAGCTTGGCTATGGTGGAACAAAAGAAGAAATGCAGCGCCTTATTGACGATGCAAACACGCTAAACGCGGCTCAGGGTAAATACACGAATTACAGCATTGAAAGCTATGCGGATATTGTCAGCGCAATCCATGATGTTCAAGTTGAAATGGGCATATACAAAACAACGACAGATGAAGCGGATCGGACTATTCAAGGTTCTGCTTCATCCATGAAGTCCGCATGGGGTAATCTGCTGGTTGGCATTGCTGACGATAACGCCGATTTTAAGACACTTACAGAGCAGTTTGTTGATAGTCTTGTTACCGTTGGCAAGAACATTATCCAGCGCATTAGTGTCATCTTGGGCGGCATTTCACAGTTGGTCACATCTGCATCTACCACGATTATCCCGATGGTCATTACCACCATAACAGATAACTTACCTATGCTTTTGCAGGCAGCCGTAACTCTTGTTGGGGCATTAGGGCAAGGAATCATTGACAACTTGCCAGCCATCACGCAGGCGGCAATCGACATTCTTTTCTTCCTTGCAAATGGCCTGATAGAAAACCTGCCCACGCTCATTGACGGCATTGTGCAAGTGACCCTGACGATTGTGCAAATGCTGACAAGCCCGGACTTTTTGACGCAGCTCATTGAAACGGCAATCTTGTTGATTGTGACGCTGGCAAACGGGCTGATTGCCGCGATCCCACAACTTATTGCGGCAGTACCTCTGATTATCGGCAACTTGCTTGCCGCAATCATTGTTGAGCTGCCAAACATCATTCAGATGGGCATTGATCTCCTGTTTGCGCTGATAGACGGAATTATTCAGTGCATCCCGGAATTGGTGGCGGCGGTTCCAACACTGATTATTGCGTTTATCAACGGCATTGTTAATAACCTTGATAAGATTATCCTTGCCGCACCGCAAATCATTGTATCGCTGATTACCGGAATCATCGGGGCAATCCCGGAACTGGTTGCAGCTGTCCCGCGTATTATCGCGGCCATTGCTGACACGATTCGGAAGTACGACTGGGGCGGCATCGGCAAAAACATCGTTCAGGGTTTGAAAAACGGCATCGCCGGAATGTGGGGTAACATCAAAAACTGGTTTAATGACAAGGTAAACAGCCTCGTTAGCGGCGTAAAGCGCATTTTGGGCATCCACTCCCCGTCTAAGGTATTTGCCGGTATCGGCGGCTTTATGGCCGAAGGCTTGGGCGAAGGATTTGACGATCAATTCGGGGCCGTAAAAAAGGGCATTGAAAACAGCATGAACTTTGACGCTGGCATCATTACGGCAGATGCAAACATCAGCAGGCACGATACAAGCGGTTCTTACGGAGCGGCAAGCACAAGCGGTGGCGGCGATTCTGGCAAAATTGTAATGCTGCTGGAACAGTATTTGCCTATGTTGGCAAATATGAAAGTCATCATGGACAGCGGTCAGGTTGTCGGTTTGCTTGCCCCCGGCATGGATGAAGAACTGGCCAAAATCAACGCAAGGAGGGCGAGGACCGTATGATGGGGAAAGTATTTTTTGACGGAAAAGACACCTACACAGAATACGGCCTGCTGCTTGCAAGCAAGTCCATAGCTCTGCCGGAAGTCCGCACGAACATGATCGATGTTCCGGGCCGGGACGGCCTGCTGGATGCATCCGAAGTGCTGACCGGAGAAGTCACCTATAAGAACCGTACTATTACACTGAAGCTCACCGGCGTGGACACGGTGAGCGGCAAGACATGGCCTGCTACGATTTCCGATTTCTGCAACAAAGTCCACGGCAAGCACGTTAAAATAACATTCCCCGAGGACACCGCCCATTTTTACAGTGGGCGGTGCTCCGTTGGGCAAGTGGAGCTTGTCAAAATGATGCAGACCATCCCGGTCACGGTTGACTGCGACCCGTGGAAATACAAGAACGCAAAAACCACTGTTTCCCGCTCTGATTTGGACACGGCGTATAAACAGCTTGCGCTACCGAATGAAAGCCGCCCTGTTATCCCAACAATCACGGTGGCGCAAGATACCGTATTGCTTTGGGGCGGCAACACAATCAACGTCAGCGCAGGGGATCACATTTTGCCAGCCGTTAGGCTTGCGGCCGGCAACAACATCTTGAAAGCCAAAGTCGCAAGCGGAACGGGAAGTATCGCTGTGACGTATCAGGAGGCGAGTATGTAATGTATCAGCTAAAATACAAGGACTACATACTGCATGATATGCGCCTTGCGGATGAAAAACTAATCATCCGCGATCCTTCTGTGAAGCTGGCAGTAAGCAAGGCCGGGGAAATGTCCTTTACGGTGGACGCAGAACATCCCTATTTAAGCAATCTGCGCCGCATGAGCGGCCTTGTGGAGCTGCTGGACGGCACTTTGCCCATATATAGAGGGAGAATCACCAGCGATACAAAAGACTTCTATGGGGCGCACAAAATCGAAACAGAGGGCATTATGGCGGTACTGAATGACAGCATCATACCACCGTTCAACTTTCCAGAGGACTTTGCGGAGGACGATTCCTATAAGGCCGCCGCCGCAAGCGGGAATGTGGTGGAGTTTTTCTTCCGCTGGATTCTGTCACAGCACAATGCGCAGGTGACCGCAGAGCAGCAGATCAAGCCCGGCGTGATTACCGTGTCCGACCAGAACAATTACATTACCCGCAGCTCTGAGGAGTACGCCACGGCGATGTCCACGATATCCGACAAGCTGATTAAATCGGCTTTGGGCGGGTATCTCCTGATTCGATATGAGAATGACGGGAACTATCTGGATTATTACGCTGCGTTGCCGCTCACAAATACGCAGTCTGTGGAATTTGCTGAGAATCTCCTTGACCTTTCCAGCGAGACGGACGGAACAAACATTTACACCGCTATTCTGGCAGAGGGCAAGGACGGCTTGACCATCGAAGCGCTGCCAGATGGTGATTTGACAGATGACCTTGTTAAATCCGGGCTTACTATTTATAGTAAGTCTGGCATGGTCACATACGGGCGCATTACCCGGCACATCAAATGGGATGATGTGACTGTTGCCGCCAACCTTCAGACCAAGGCGAAGGCGGCGCTGGCTGACAATGGCCTGTCCATGCCGGAGACCATCACCTGCAAGGCGGTTGATTTGGGCTGGCAAGATGGCATCCAGCATTTCCGGGTGGGCCGGATGACGGCCCTTTTCAGCACTCCGCACGGCTACAGCGCATCCTATCCGCTGATGGAGCTGGCCCCGGATATTCTTGACCCCGGCAACACACAAATCACGCTGGGCGCTACCCAGCAAACCTACACGGGGGCGCAGATAGATGCCAAGCGTGAAACGGATAAACGCATCGAAAGCACACGGCAGGAGATTTCTGAGCGGGTGGACGAATCTTCAAGCCAAGTGATTCAGGCCACACACCAGCAGATTACCGATCTGCAGCAGAATGTCAACTCCATCATCCTGTCCGCTCTGGAAAACTATGTAGAAACCGGGGATTTTGACAGCTACAAAGAGGAGGTCAGCACAAAGCTGTCTGTGCTGACTGACCAGCTGAGCATTGACATCACTAAGGTAACCGAGCGCATTGACAAGGTGGACGGCGATCTGCAAAGCAAGTACAGCGAGATCACAAAGGCTTTCCGGTTTACGTCTGACGGCCTAATCATTGGCGAAACGGGCAATGAAATCCTGCTGCGGCTGGATAATGATGTGTTGCAGTTTGTCCGCAACAACACACCGGAGTTGCAGATCACCGCAGAGGGCGTGGAAGCAATGCGTATCAAGGTATCTATCCTCTGCATCGGTAACGTGGTTTGGACGGAGGACGAAAACGGCGATGTAATTGCCAGTTGACAGGAGTTGAGAACATGGCGTCCATTTACAGCAGCACAAACAAAGGCTGGCGCTTGCGTCTGGATTGGTCAATCACAGGCCAGTCTATCGCAGACAACAAAAGTACATTAAGTCTTGATTTGTGGGTATATGACGGAACCGGATATTCCCAAAACGAGAGCAGCGGCGAAGCGTATTATATACTTCAGGGCGAAAAACGATGGAATCCGTATAATTACAGTTCCACCGGATGGTACAAACTGGGCAGTAAGACTATTACAGTCAGCCACAATGCAGACGGTACGAAAAGTATTGCGCTGACAGCGGAATGGGACTGTGGCTTTGACAGTTCCTACACGCCACGCCATTTGTCCTTGTCGGAAACGGTGACGCTGACCACCATTCCGAGAGCATCAACAGCCACAACCAGCGGTGACACGCTGGGAAAGACATTGGCTATCACCATCAAGAGGGCAAGCAGCAGCTTTACGCACAAACTCTATTACACCTGCGGCAGCGTCAAGGATCAACTGATTGCCGAAAATGTAGGCACATCGTACAGTTGGAACGCACCGCCTGTGTCTCTGGCACAGCAAGCGCCAAACGCAGAGACTGTGGCGCTCACACTCACGGTCAAGACGTACAACGGCAGCACCTATGTTGGGGCGTGGTCAACGGCTGTTAAGCTTGCCGTGCCGTCAACCGTGGTTCCGGCCCTGTCTGTTGCAATCAGCGATTCAACAGGAGTGTCCGACACCTATGGTGGATATGTTCAGCTGCGTAGCAAGGTCAAGGTAGATATCACCGCATCCGGGGCGCAAGGCAGCACTATCAAGTCATACAGTATCAAGGTGGGCGGCATCTACGCTGCTACATCAGCCAGTGGGACAACGGACTATTTGCCCGGTTCTGGCGAACTGACTGTTTCCTGTGCTGTCGCAAATTTCTCCACCGATTTGCTCAGCATTACGCAGCTTTTGACGCATTATTGCACATTTCTGGCAACATTTACACGCATAAAGTTGCACAACGATTCACAGATTCTCCCCAGTTACTAACAAATTACTAACAAAGTCAGCCCTTCACGACGCTGTGATAGTATGCTGCCAGCTTCTCACCGGGGCCTTCTGCGTCCTTGTCAAAGAGGAACGCCCGTGCCATGTCTGCGAAGAACTCGGCATTGTTCACGCCGTACTTGGAGGCCACCATGCAGTAGTCCGAGTACATCATGTTCATGGTCACGTTCCACTCCGCATCGGACACATGATCCGGGGAAATGCCGAACGCAGCAGCCAGAGGCGTGGTCTGGTACTCGCTCCAGTGTCCACCGGTGGTGCCGTCCTCGTTGACCATCCGGTCGTTCCAGCGCTGGATATCCTGCTCTGGGAAGTCCTCAGATGCCGTCATGCACTTGCCCATTTCGTTGATCTTCGCCCAGCACTCCGCCATGCCCCGCACGGCGGAGGCGGAACGCTCGGAAACCGGAAGCTTCATGTACTCGCACAGTTCCTTCTCCAGCTTCCGCTTGTACTCTTCGATCTTATTCTTCATGCCGCACCCCTCACAGTTTCACGACGGTGACCGCCACGTTGGATACCACCGCTGCCACGCCGCCCAGCAGCAGAGACAGGATGGAGCTGTCGCAGCCACAGGCATTGCGCACAATGGCCGTCAGCTGGATGTTCGCCGTTCCGCTGGCCGCCACAGTCTCTGCGCCGGTGGCCCCGATGATCGGCACGCCGTCCTTCTGAGCCGTCAGTGTGACTGTCCCCGCCTCAGACGGAGCCAGCGTGGCGGACACGTTCACCAGATAGTATCCCTGCCCGCACAGCGTGATGGTGTTGCCGTCCTGCTTGATGTTGCACCCGTAGCGCCGGGTCGTGCCTCCTACCGGTACAATGCCGCCTGCGGCGACGGTCGCCCCGGAAACGTTGGTCGTATAAATCGCAGCCTTGCTCATGTGATCATTCCTTTCTGATAAATATAGCGGGGCGGTCTCCCGCCCCGCTTGCCTCGCCTGACAGGGCGTATTTTATCCTGTTTAGATGTTGCCGCAGCCACTATTGCAGCCGCAGAACGGGGACGGGCCAGCCGTATAGGTGTACCCGGTGGGATAGCGCACCACGCCGCACAGCTGGTCACGGATAAACAGCTGATTGTTGGCCTGCTCCAACTGGGCGATGCGGCCCTCCAGCTGCGCTTTCTCCAGCGCAGCAAACTTTGCGTCGATGTTGGCATTGACGCTGTCAATGGCCCGCTGGGTGGTGCAGCAGCACTCAGCCATCTGAGCCTGAATGCTGTTGCCGGTCTGCATAATGGTCATGTTGGTGCCATTCTGCGCCAGCGCCATCTCCTTGCCAAGCTGCCCGATGCCGCCCTGCATCTCGTAGCCGAGATTGCAGATGCCGTTGCCGATGTTGGTCAGCCGGTCATTCAGCTGGCCGAACTGCTGACCAAAGAGGATCTCCTGCTGAGACGCTGCCGTGGCATACTGACCGAACTCGCCCTGACGGTTCATGCCCCAGCCTCCGCCCATAAAGACGAAGAGGAAGAGGATGATGATCCACCATGCGCCGCCGCCATTGCCCCAGCCGTCGTTGCCGCCATCCACAGCGGCCCGCAGATCAGAGAGGGAATAGTTCTCCATGTGAAAAGCTCCTTTCTGTAAGATTTTATAAATAAACCGTGTCGACCCGGCTTATTTCAGAAATTGCATAAACTCCTTTGCCTTCTGCTGGAGCTGCTGAAACTGCTCTTGGCTCATCTTCCCGCTTTTGAGCATCTCCTCCACCTGTTCCTTTGCCTTTTGCGGGGTCATGCCCGCCGCAAACCTCCGGAATTCGCCCAGCATGGCAAGGGGGTTATTGGGGCTTTTTCCGCTCCTTTGCAGCATCTGCATCATCGGGTTTGGCATCGATCATCTCCTCCAATCTTTTCACACGCTCCTCCAGGCTGTTCACGTCCACCTTGGCCGGATCTTGATACGGGGTCACGCTGTAAGGCGTCACCGTACAGTATCCAGCTCCGTCGCTGACCTTCAGCCACACGATGGGATCGTGCTCGTCCAGCAGAAGGATGGAACTGTTGGGAGCCATGCGGAACGCCTCCGCTCCGTTTTTCCCGTTTACCCGTGTGATCTGGCACGTCTGTTGATTGTTCTGCCCGTATGGCTGCCCCATGTAGGGGGAATAGCCCTGCTGATAGGGGTTGTTGGAAAATCCGTACATGGTATGCCCTCCTTTGCCTTTATGATACAAGAAAAGCACCCATCCAAAGGGCCATGAAATGGTCTTTGAATGGGTGCTTCTTTATAGGTGCGTCAGGGCATCGACGATCTTGTCCAGCGCCTTCCTCCGCTTGCGCTTGATGCTCTCCGGGGAAAGATGCAGGATATCCGACGCCTGTACATAGGATCTTTGCCGGACGTCGCACAGGATGAGGCTCTGCGCCTCCTCCTCCGGCAGGTCGAACGAACGAACAAATTCGACCGCCCGGTTCGGAGCCATCCCGGCAATATATCCCCTGACCGCTTTCCGTTGACGATCCATAGCACGGGCTCAGCCGTGGACGTGCGGACGCAATGCGTGGGCGGAGGGTGCGGCGCATGGTCGCCCTCCGCCGTCCATGTGGTGTGGTTACTTCCCCAGCAGATAGCCCCAACTGGCGGCACCGAGGATGCCATCCACGCCGAGGTCGTGGTCAGCCTGCATCCGGC